ATTTAAAATATACTTTTTAATAAATATTTCTAGAATAATTCTGGACTTGTAGGAGAATAAAGATGCCGCTAAATTTAGCATCTCCTGGAATTGTAGTAAGAGAAATTGATTTAACAATTGGAAGAGTTACTCCTTCATCTGACAAAATTGGAGCAATCGTGGCACCCTTTGCTAAAGGGCCTATTGATTCACCAACGCTAGTAGAAAATGAGAATGATTTACTTGTCAATTTCGGAGAACCATACTCAACAGATAAGCATTACGAACATTGGTTGACTGCTTCTTCATACTTATCTTATGGTGGAGCACTAAGAGTTGTAAGATCCAACGATAGTGACCTAAGAAATGGTTTCGTTGGAACTGCTTCTAGTGTTAAGATTGATAGTTTAGACCATTATAATGCTCTGGGGTATGATGAAAATACTCTTGCAGATGTTGTAGTTGCAGCAAGAAACCCTGGTTCTTGGTCGAATGGTCTTAAGGTTGGCATTATTGACAGCAAAGCAGACCAAATTCTGGTTGGTGTTAGCACTTCAGATGCATCAGGTATTACAGATATTCAAGTTGGATATGGTGTTACTCAATCTGTAGCAGGTAGAGTAAATCCTGGTGCTGGAGTAACTTCAGTTCTTGATGGATATTTAAAGGGTATTATTACCGAAGTATCTGGCACTAATGTATCTGTAAAAGTACTTTCTCATGTTTCGGCAGGTGGAACTGAGACAGAAGTTGACTATCAACCTTCTGGAGTTTATGCATTCTCTTCTACAGGAAGTGTTGCTATTCATACAACTGGTGGTGTAACAGCACTTGGGTCTACTTCTTATACTTCAAGACTTGACTGGTTTGACCAACAAACACTAGGTCTTACAAGCACTTCTACTATTTCTTGGAATAATATTTCTCCAAGACCTGGCACTTCCGCATTCGCTGCAGCAAGAAATTCAAGATTTGACGAAGTTCATGTTGTAGTTATTGATGCTCTGGGCACAGTAACTGGAAATGCTGGAACAATTCTTGAGAAGCACTTAAGTCTTTCTAAGGCAACTGATGCAGAATTCTCAGTAGGAAATCCTTCATACTGGAGAAAGTATCTTGTCAACAACTCAGAATATATCTTTGGTCTCAATTCACCAGCAGGAATTGTAACCACTGGATATAGTTCAGGTTTTAACTTAGAGTCTGATGTTGCTTGGAATCAAGAAGCAGATGGAATTACTTTTGCTGCTTCTGGAGCATCAACAAATACTCTTACTGGTGGTTTAGATTACAATGGTCAGGCAGGAACAACCGCTGCAGGATCATTAACTGCATCTCTGGCAGAACTTTCTGACGGTTATGATTTATTTGAAAATACAGAAAACTTCAAGGTAGACTTCCTCCTGATGGGATCTGCTGCTTATGATATCAGCAATGCACAAGCACTTGCAAACAAACTCATCTCAGTTGCTGAGTTAAGAAAAGATGCAATTGCCTTCATTTCACCTTACAGAGGATCTGCACTGTCTGACACATCAGACCAAACAGCAGTAACAGTAAGATCTGCTGCAGACATTACTAATAATGTAATTGAGTTTTATGCCTCAGTTGCATCTTCTACTTATGCAATATTTGATAGTGGTTATAAGTACATGTATGACAGATTCTCAAATACATTTAGATATGTTCCACTAAATGGAGATATTGCAGGTCTTTGTGCTCGTAACGATATCAACAACTTTGCTTGGTATTCTCCTGCAGGCACATCAAGAGGTGCTATCTTGAATGCTGTTAAACTTGCATATAACCCATCTAAGACTCAAAGAGACGTTCTTTATTCAAATAGAATTAACCCAGTAATCTTCTCACCTGGTGCTGGAATCATTCTATTTGGCGATAAGACTGGATTTGCTAAGTCTTCTGCATTCGATAGAATTAATGTCCGTCGTCTGTTTATCTACCTTGAGGATGCAATTTCTCAAGCAGCAAAAGATGCTCTCTTTGAATTTAATGATGAAATTACAAGAACTAACTTTGTAAATACTATTGAACCATTCTTGCGCGATGTTCAAGCAAAGAGAGGAATCTTTGATTATGTTGTTATTTGTGATGAAACAAATAACACTGCTGCTGTGATAGATAATAATGAATTTGTTGCAGACATCTACATTAAACCCGCAAGATCAATTAACTTCATTGGTCTTAACTTTATTGCCACCAAGACTGGTGTTGATTTTGAAGAAGTAATCGGAAACTTTTAATTTAGAGGTTTAAACAACTATGGCAACTAGACAACAATTAAATCCACCTCCACTAAGAAAGATTACTGACTTTAAAAGTAAGTTAACAGGTGGTGGCGCTAGAAGTAATCTCTTTGAGGTTGTTCTTTCATTCCCAGATATTGCTCCTGCAGATACCAATGTTCTTGACAAGGCAAGATTTTTAGTGAAAGGTGCAAATCTTCCTGCTTCTAATGTTGCTCCTATCGATGTTCCCTTTAGAGGAAGAACTCTAAAGGTTGCTGGAGATAGAACATTTGAAAGTTGGACAGTTACAGTTATTAACGATACTGACTTTGCTATTCGTTCTGCTTTTGAAAATTGGATGAATAGAATTAACAGAGTTTCCGATAATACTGGTGAAACAGATCCAACAGCATATACTGCAGATGCTTTTGTTTATCAACTTGACCGCGATGGATCAACATTGAGAGCATATCATTTTTATGATATTTTCCCAACTTCTATTGGAGCAATTACACTTGACTATGGCACATCTACTATTCAAGAATTCCCTGTAGAGTTCCAAATTCTCTGGTGGGAAGCAATGAAAGGTAATTCTCCAGCAGCTGGTGGAGAAGATATTAACTAAATAACTCATACAAGTAGTTTAATAAAAATTATAAGATGGCGAAACTTTTTGGTTTTTCGATTGAAAGTAGTGATAACAAACCCAAATCTGTAGTTTCCCCCGTTCCTCCTAGTAATGAGGACGGGGTTGACTATTTTATTCAGTCTGGATTTTATGGACAATATGTAGATATTGAGGGTGTTTATAGAACTGAGTATGATTTAATTCGTCGTTATCGTGAAATGGCACTTCATCCTGAGTGTGATAATGCTATTGAAAGTGTTGTAAATGAAGCGATTGTTAGTGACCTTTATGATTCTCCAGTAGAAATTGAATTATCGAACTTAAATGCAAGTGATCGTTTAAAAGAAGTTATAAGAGCAGAATTTAAATATATTAAAGAAATCATGGACTTTGATAAAAAGTCTCATGAAATTTTTAGAAATTGGTATGTGGATGGTCGTTTATTTTATCTTAAAGTAATTGATCAAAAAAATCCTGAAGCAGGTATTCAGGAATTAAGATATATTGATCCAATGAAAGTAAAACATGTTCGTCAAGAGAAAAAGACGGGCAATGATGTAAATGGAACAAGAAATTTAAATTTATTGTCAAGATCTTTCGGACAAGAGCAAGAATATAATTTTCCAGAAATTGAAGAATACTTCATTTATACTCCTACTCCAAATTTCCCAACAGGAACAATTAGCGGTGGATCTAAAAAAGGAGTTAAGATTGCAAAAGACTCAATTACATATTGCACTTCGGGATTAGTTGATAGAAATAAAGGAACAATTCTTTCTTATCTACACAAGGCAATTAAAGCACTTAATCAGTTAAGAATGATTGAGGACTCTCTAGTTATCTATAGACTATCTAGAGCACCAGAGCGTCGTATTTTTTACATTGATGTTGGCAATCTACCTAAAGTAAAAGCAGAGCAATACTTGAAAGAGGTTATGTCTCGTTATCGTAATAAACTTGTTTATGATGCAAATACTGGTGAAGTTCGTGATGATCGTAAGTTCATGAGTATGCTTGAAGACTTTTGGCTTCCAAGAAGAGAAGGTGGTAGAGGAACTGAAATTACCACTCTTCCTGGTGGTCAAAATCTTGGTGAACTTTCGGATATTGAATATTTTCAGAAAAAACTTTATAGAGCACTTGGAGTTCCAGAAACAAGGATTGCTGGTGGTGGTGATGGATTTAATCTTGGAAGATCATCTGAAATTTTAAGAGATGAATTAATGTTCTCAAAGTTTGTTGGTCGTTTGAGAAAGAGATTTGCTAATCTTTTTAATGATATTCTTCGCACACAACTACTATTAAAAAATATAGTTTCCCCAGAAGATTGGGAGCAAATGAGTGACCATATTCAATATGACTTTTTGTATGATAATCATTTTTCAGAATTAAAAGAAGCAGAACTACTAACCAACAGATTAACACTTGCAACTACAATTGAACCTTATATTGGAAAGTATTATTCGACAGAATATGTTCGTAAAAAGATTCTACGTCAAACTGACTCAGAAATTATAGAAATTGATCTTCAAATTGAAGATGAAATTGCTAAAGGTATTTTACCAGATCCAAATGCTCCAGTTGACGAGATGGGAAATCCATTACCTAGTGGTGAAGAAACTGCTGGACAAGCAATTGAACAAGGTGCAGGTGGTGAAGTTCCAATAGAACCTACTATAGATGCTACAGCAGTAGAAATACCAGAACCCAAAGGTGGAAAAATATAAATAACCATATAATAATAAACAATTTTTATGGAAGAACTTATCGATTTGATTGCAACTGATGGATCTCCATCTGATGTTTCTGATGTGATTAAACAATTACTTTATGCAAAATCTGCAGAAAAAATAGAATATATTCGACCAGAAGTTGCAACAATGATGTTTGATAATAGTGATCAAACAGGAGATGATGAATAATGGCAATAAAAGTAGTTCAAAATGTAAATAGAATTTCCCCAACAGTCTCTATTGCTGCAACTAGTGATCCAATTGCTTTGAAAAGTGGTTATATCCGGGTTGCTGCAGGATTGACTGCAGTTTATGTCGAAACAGGGGGAAATCCTACTGTTACTACTAATTCATTTTATGTTTCACCATATGGAAATGAAGTGTTAAAGGAGAGAATTGCTAGGCAAAAGGTTGCAGGGATTACAACTGGATCGTCTACAGTTATTACATTCCCAAATAATGCTGGCAATCCTTTTATTATTGGAGATTATGTAACAATTGAAAATGCACAACCGTCTGGAATAAATACTATCCATCAGTTAGTCACAGATTTAACAGAATCTACCCTAACAATATCAGCAGATACATCATCTGTTGTTGGAGTTATTACAGTCACAGAAGCAATAGTATCAAGAAGTGTTAAGGTTGCTGCTCTTGCTGATAGTGGTGCAACAAATTTAAGTATTACAGAAGTAGTCCAATTAGTTTCCGAATAAAATGAAACTCATCACAGAAGAAGTACAAAAGGTAGAATTTATTACCGAAGGTAAAGGTTCTTCCCAAAAATGCTACATTAAAGGCATTTTCTTACAGGCAGAACAAATTAATCGAAATGGTAGAATGTACCCTCTTTCAATTATGGAAAGAGAAGTAAATAGATATAATGAAAATTTTGTACAAAAAGGTCGTGCTCTTGGAGAACTTGGACACCCCGATGGTCCAACAGTAAACCTAGATAGAGTTTCACATAAAATTTGTGAACTTTATAGAGATGGTAATAACTTTATCGGTAAGGCACAGATTCTTGAAACTCCCATGGGTAAAATTGCATCTTCTTTAATTAAGGAAGGTGTTTGTCTTGGTGTTTCTTCTCGCGGTGTTGGATCATTAAAAGTAACTAATGAAGGTCATAAAATTGTTGGTGAAGATTTCATGTTAGCAACCGCTGCTGATATTGTTGCCGACCCTTCTGCACCTGATGCATTCGTTCAGGGAATTATGGAAGGTAAAGAGTGGATTTGGGAAGGTGGAATTCTTCGTGAAAGACTTGCCGAACAAACTCAAAGAAAAATTAATACCTTAGTTGATGAAAAAAGACTTCAGGAACATAAGATTGAATTGTTCCAAGAATTTCTTTCAAATCTTTAATTTATAAATAAATATAGATTATAACACAATCAATCAAAATGTCCGTTGGTAGAAATTTACAAGAAATGGAAAACGTAGTAACCAAAGGGGCTGCACCTGCCGAACCAATGAGCACAATTGCACAGAATGCTTCTGGAGTCATGATTCCTGGGCAAACTGGTAGTTGGGAGGATTTGGGTGGACCTACCCCAGAAAATTATCGTCCAGACGATGATTCTGCAACACTCAAAACTCCTGGAGCGACTCTTGCTCAGGTAAAAAATGTAGTTAATGCTAAAGCAGCAGCTGCAGAACCTATGCCAACAATGGCAAAGGAAGAAGTTGATGAGGAAGAAGATCTTGTCGATGAAGAAGAACTCGACGAAGATGAAGAAGTAGTAGAAGAAGTAGAAGAAGAGGAAGTTGAAGAAGAATTCGACATTGAAGAAGATGTCAATGCTCTCCTTGAAGGCGAAGAACTTTCTGAAGAGTTCCAAGAAAAAGCACGCACTATTTTTGAAGCTGCTATTCGTTCAAAAGTTTCTGAAATCAAAGAAGAACTTCAAGAAACTTATGAAAATGCACTCATTGAAGAGGTTCAGTTTATCAAAGAAGAACTAACTGAGCGTGTAGACGCTTATCTTGAGTATGTTGCTGACGAGTGGATTCAAGAGAATGCACTTGCCATTGAGCACGGTCTCAAGACTGAAATGACCGAATCATTCCTTGAAGGAATGAGAAGTCTTTTTGAAGATCATTATGTTTCAATCCCTGAAGATAGATATGATGTAATCGAGAGTATGGTAGATAAACTTGATGAAATGGAAGAAAAACTCAACG